ATCAAATACAAACAACTACTCAAGGGTCGCTCCAAAAGTTACAATCGAGCAGCTTAACCAAGCGCATTCTCAATTCTTTAGCGAAAGGCGATAGCGGTGGACTATATAACGAAATGTGCCGTTACAAAGAGAAAGGCGAAGCGTTGCCAATGAAAGTTATCGAATTAGTTCCTATTAGTGAAAGGCTTCCAGCTTTAACAAAAGTTTACGGAGTTGAGAAAGTATCGGGAATATTATCAATAGCAATAACAAAGGCTTTAAATAACTTTAATCTTAGAGTTGGAATGAACCCTCAACAAATAATGAACTTATCTTACGAGTTAATAAACGACTCGGAGCAGGATCATTTAGCAATCCAGGACATTCTTTTATTCTTAGACGGAATGGTAAAATACAAATATGGCAAAGTTTACGACCGTATGGATATGCCTACATTCTTTGAAATGTTGGAAAAATACAGGGAAGAACGGCACCAAGCGTTTATGAATGGTAAAGAGGAAGCACACGCACAATTTAAAGCAATGGGCGACAGTAACCGAACAAGCCAGGACATAGACAAAGAAGCCAATCGAAATGCTATGTTAAACTATTTAAAAACAAAATAACATGAAAATTAAGCAGATATATCATAATTATAATTTATGGGAAGATTATAAAAATGGTATGTGGAGAAAACTTAGTAAAGAAGAAGATGAAGATATTTTGCCTGATATAGTTGATTTTATGAAAAATAGTGATAAATTTGGTGAAGCTATGATGAATGTCGTAAAAGAATGGATTTATACATGTGAACATAATTTAACTGATAATGCAATATATCATAAACCATTTATAGGACAATGTGCAGTTTGTTATGAATTAAAGGCACCTGAATATTTAACTCGTTTAGCTTGGAATAAATTAACTAATGAAGAGCAAATTAATGCAAATAAAAAAGCTGCACTTGCTATTAAATATTGGAAAAAACAACAATTAAAAAAAACCATAAATTATGTCAACAAAGAATTATTTAAATAAGTCCGTATTACAAGCGGCAAAAGAAAGAATTGAATGGACCTTTGATAATTTTGAAAAAATTTACATATCATTTTCGGGTGGTAAAGATAGTACAGTTATGATGCATTTAGTTATGGACGAAGCTATCAAAAGAAAACAAAAAATTGCAGTTATGTTTGTTGATTTAGAAGGTCAATATAAAATTACAATAGACCATATTAAAAATATGTATGAAATATATAAAGAATATATAGATCCATATTGGATATGTTTACCAATTCATTTAAGGAATGCCGTTTCAGTATTTGAAACTCATTGGGTTTGCTGGGATAAAAATAGGGAACAAGATTGGGTTAGAGAATTACCTGAAAATTGCATTAATGATGAAAATTATTTTCCATTTTTTTATGATAGCATGGAATTTGAAGATTTTGTTCCACAATTTGGTACATGGTATTCACAAGGTAAAACTTGTGCTTGTTTTGTTGGTATTAGAACAAGTGAAAGTTTAAACAGGTGGAGAACTATTGCGAGTGATAAAAAAAAGAAATTTAATGATAAAAAATATACAACTTTGGTAAAAGATAACGTTTATAATATTTATCCAATATACGATTGGAAAACTGAAGATTTATGGATTTATCATTCAAGATTTGAAAATAAAAAACATAATCAATTATATGATTTGATGTATATGGCTGGATTAACTATTCATCAAATGAGAATTTGTCAACCTTATGGTGATGACCAAAGGAGAGGATTATGGTTGTTTCATTTAATAGAGCCTGAAACATGGGCCAAGTTAATTGCAAGAGTTAATGGCGCTAATAGTGGGGCCTTATACATAAATGAAAGTGGTAATGTAAATGGTTATAGAAAAATAACTAAGCCTGAAGGTCATACATGGAAAAGTTTTTGTAATTTACTTATAAATTCAATGCCTCCTAAAACTAAAGAGCATTATGAAAATAAAATAGCTATATTCCAAAAATGGTGGATTGACAAAGGATATGAAAATGGTATACCTGATGAAGCTGATATAAAATTAGAAGCAGAAAAAAAAGTACCTTCTTGGAGAAGAGTTTGTAAATCATTATTAAGAAATGATTATTGGTGTAAAGGTTTAAGTTTTACTCAACATAAAACTGAAGCATATAATAAATATCTTTTACTTATGAAAAAAAGAAGATTAGAATGGCAACCTGAATTATTTAAAAATTAATTAAAAAAACATAAAACCAAAAACCAAAAATTATGAAACAAGAAATTGACAAGTTAATTAATCTTATTAAAGATTTAGAATTAGACGAAAAAGTTAATATAATTAATGATATTAAAATTGCTTTACACGAAATTAGTCCTTTTAATACTGAGCCTGTTGATTGTGTATTATGGGTAAAAAATACTGAAGTTCACGCAAACGATTATAACCCAAATAGTGTCGCACCTCCCGAAATGGAATTATTAAGATTATCAATTGAAGCAGATGGATATACACAACCAATTGTATCAATGCTTGAAGCAAACGGCACAAGAGAAGTAATTGACGGTTTCCATAGGAATAGAGTTGGTAAAGAATGTAGTGATATTCAATTAAGAGTTAAAGGGTATTTACCCGTAGTTACAATAAAAGAAGATAGAGAAGATAAAGCAGATAGAATTGCTTCTACAATAAGACATAATAGAGCAAGAGGTAAACATAAAGTAACTGCAATGAGTGATATTGTTGTAGATCTTAAAAAAAGAAATTGGAGTAATGAAAAAATTGGAAGGGAATTAGGAATGGACCCTGATGAAGTTTTGAGACTTTGTCAAATATCGGGTATTGCAGAAATGTTTACTGATAAAGAATTTTCGGAAGCATGGGAAATAAATTCAATAAATGATTTAGATGATTTAAATGATGAAGATTAACACTAAATAAAAATATTACCCTCGCTAAAACATTAATAACAAACAGGGGTGTTCGTTATACGGCGGGGGTATTTTAAAACATTATGAAAACACTACAATTTATTAAATTCTTTTTTATCAGCGTTCCGTTAGCGTGTACGTTGTATTCATTGGTATTATGTATTCAGTTAATTAAAAAGATATGAGCGGAGAAATTAAAGGCCTCGAAAACAGTATTCAAGTAAAAATGATTGACATAGAAACAAAAGAAGTAACGGAGTTTAGGTCGATAGCTTATGCGGTGCGAACAACAGGAATAAACGATTATAGTTTAAGACAGGGTTTAAACCCAATGAATAAAAAGCGATTTGAGGTTAACGGAAGAAAAGTTTGTTTTAGAGTAATAAAATAACCTAATTTTGTAATATGGCATTAATAACAATTCCTAAATTAACCGCAAAGGCCCAAAAGGTATTTAATACTTACATAAGGCAAAGAGACAGTCAAGACGGTTATTTTACTTGTATTAGTTGCGGACAAACAAAGACAACTGACTTAATGGACGCAGGACATTACGTTCCTGTTAAAGGAAGTTCAGCTTTACGATTTGATGAATATAACGTTAACGGAGAGTGTAAAAGTTGCAACGGCTTTGACCAATTTCATTTAATTGGTTATAGAAGGAACTTAATTGATAAAGTTGGAGAACGTAAAGTAATGGAGTTGGAGCAACAACACAGGCTAATAAAAAAATGGTCAAGATTAGAGTTAAACGAAATAATAGAAACTTATGGCAAAGGTAGGTAGCGGAAACAAAGTAAGCTTCGGTAAAAGGAAGTGCGGTAAATACAAAAAAACAAATGGCCCTAAAGATAAGGCCGTTAAACCTTATGTTAGGCAAGGCCGTTAAAGTAAAATATAAAAAAATGAAAGATACTTACGGCAAAAGATTATACAAATGCAAATGCGGAGCCATTAACGAGGACTTTGTATGGCAAAACGACATTAATAAACATAAGTTTAAATGTGTTAAATGCAATAAGACTTTAGCGTTTGAGGATTTACTAAAAACGGAAAAAGTGCAATTACCTTCAATTAGAACTGACACAAAAAATAGATAAATGCTAATATCACAAATAAAACCAAATCCGAGCAATCCTCGAAAGATAAGCAAAGAGGAATTCAATAAATTGGTTAAGTCAATTGAAAGTGATCCTGATTTATTAATGGCAAAGCCTATTATATTAGATGAAAATAATATTATTTTAGGCGGACACCAAAGATACCGCGCTTGTATTGAGTTAGGCATTCAAGACGTTCCTGTTATTGTAATGAGTAATCTTAGCGATAAAAAGAAGAAGAAATTACTGATAATTGATAACACACATTACGGAGAGTTTGACATGGACGCATTAGCGAATGACGATTGGAATTTAGAAGATTTGGACGATTGGGGGATTGATATGGACTTTCTTGTTCCGACCATTGACGAGCCTAAAAACATAGATAATACTAAGGGAAGTACCATTTGCCCAAATTGTGGTGTATCTTTGTAATTGATTAGAAATTGATTAGAAAATTATGGCAAACGAACAAAACTTAATACCAGCTAAAAAAGGGGAAGTAAGAAACCCAAACGGGAAGCCAAAAGGAGTTCAAAACTCTAAGACAAGATTATTACGTTTACTTGAGTTAGTACAAAAGAAAAGAAACCCAATAACAGGAGAAGAAGAAGAATTTACTGTCTTGGAGTTAATGGATATGCAAATTATCGTAAAGGCATTGAAAGGAGATCAAAGAGCGTACCAAGAGGTAATGGATAGGTTAGAAGGTAAAGCAAAGCAATCGACTGAGGTTGAAGTTAGTGGCGGAATAAATATTACTTGGGAAGAAAAGAAAACTTACGTTCAAAATACGGGAAGCCTATAATGGAACTATCCATAAAACAAACTATCGCGCTCGATTTACTCGAGGACAAATCAACAAACGAAATACTCTTTGGCGGTGGGGCCGGCGGTGGCAAAACGGCATTAGGTTGTTATTGGCAACTGAAACAAAGATTAAAGTACCCTAATACTCGCGGACTAATTGGTCGTGCGGTGCTTAAGACATTAAAGGAAACTACCTTAGTATCATTCTTTCAAGTGGCTAAAATGCAAGGCTTAGAAGCTGGGAAACATTATAAGTTCAACGCTCAATCTTCCACAATAGAATTCTTTAACGGCTCAACTATTTTATTAAAAGATTTATATAGTTACCCAAGCGACCCAAACTTTGATGAATTAGGATCATTGGAAATAACCGACGCATTTATTGACGAAGCAAACCAGGTAGAGGATAAAGCGCGAAACATTATCAAGTCAAGGATAAGATTTCAGTTAGACGATAACGATTTAGTTCCTAAGGTGCTTTACACTTGTAACCCTGCAAAGAATTGGACTTACTCGGAGTTTTATAAACCACAACAAGATAATTCAATAGCAAACAATAAACGCTTTATTAGTTCGTTAATAGACGACAACCCTTTCATATCTAAGCACTATAAGGAAAACCTTTTAAGCCTGGATAAAGTAAGTAAAGAAAGATTGTTATTTGGTAATTGGGAATATTTATCCGACCCTGCTCAACTTATAAACTATGATAAAATACTTGACGTTTTTAATAGCACTTATTTACCTACCAATACACCTTATATTAGTTGCGACGTTGCACGTTTTGGTAACGATAGTACTGTTATTGGGGTTTGGAGTGGACTCCGTGTTAAGCTTTATCAGTACAATGGTAAGTCGGTTGTTGAAGTCGCTGATATAATAAAGAAGTTCCAACAAGAGTACCAAGTGGCAACGTCTAATATAGTAGTCGATGAGGACGGAGTAGGCGGTGGGGTTTGTGATATATTGCGTTGTCGTGGCTTTGTCAATAATAGTTCGCCATTAGAAAATCCAATTACTAAGCGTAAGGAAAACTTTGATAACCTTAAAAGCCAATGCTATTATAAGTTAGCTGAGTTAATAAACGATAATAAGATTTATATAAACGCAGACGGAAACCAAAAGCAAAAGATAATCGAGGAATTGGAACAGGTAAAACAAAAGAGTGTCGATAACGATACAAAAAAGGGAATAATACCTAAGGATAAAGTTAAAGCTGCGATAGGTCGTTCGCCCGACTTTTCGGATTGTTTAGCTATGCGTATGATATTTGAATATACTCCGAAGTTTCAAGTTAGTGTATTCTAATATAAAATAAGTAACTTTGAACATAAATTGTACAATATGGGACTATTTGACTTCTTTAGCAAAAAGAAAGTAAACACTTTATTTCCGAACATTCCACTATCCGCTCAAGTAGCAATTCAATCTGGTATTGTTACCTGGCAAGGGCAAAACGCACAAGCATACGTTCGCGACGGTTATCAATCAAACGACATAGTTTATTCAATCGTTAAACTAATTACCGATAAGGCAAAGTTGGCTCCATTCCACGTTTATAAAATAGTTGACCAAACGGCTGCTAAAAGATATAAGTCTTTAATGAAGCAACCCGATAAGATTGAGAATTGGAACGAGGTTAGACAACTACATAAAAAAGCGTTTGAATTATACGACGGCGACTCAAGATTAAACGAGTTGTTAAAATATCCTAACGAGGAAGATACTTGGGCCGACTTAATCGAACAATGGTGTGGTTTTAAATTATTAACGGGCAACTCCTTTATTTACGCTAAGATGATTGAAGGCGGAGCAAACGACGGTAAACCCTTTGAATTATATGCATTACCAGCTCAATACATGGCTATCGTTGCCAATGTGGAAGTGTTCCCACCTGTGCGCGTCGGATATCAACTTTACTACGGCAAAATGTGGACTTTTGACACAAAGGAAATATTACACGACAAATACTTTAACCCTTATTGGACGGTTACGGGAAACGAACTTTACGGACAAAGTCCTTTAATGGCAGCTGCAAGAACATTAACTCGTTCTAACGAAGCAAAGACGGCTTCGGTTGCTTCATTCCAAAACGGTGGCCCAGCGGGAGTTTTGTTTATGAACGATGATAGGTTTGATCCTACAAGCGGAACGCAACAGGCCCAAGCGTTAAAGAAGTCAATTAGTGAGAAAGGCGGAGCAAGTAATTACAATTCAATCGCGGTAAGTGGTTATAAAGTTGACTGGAAACAAATAGGTTTAAGTCCTGTTGAATTAAATATAATCGAAAGTGAAAAGTGGGATATGAAGTCGCTTTGTAATATTTACGGAGTACCTTCTCAACTATTAAACGACGCTGATAATAAGACTTATAACAACCAATTAGAAGGCGAAAAGGCATTGACCTTACGTTGTGCTATTCCTTTATTAGACGCAATTACTGATAACTTAAATAGAAAGTTACATAGCGATTGGGGTTATAGAAATACAAATGTTTACATTGGTTACGATATACAAGTGTTCCAGGAATTAGAAGCAAACAAAGCTGAACAAGTAACGTGGTTAAATAACGCTTGGTGGATAAGTCCTGCGCAGAAAATGGAAATCATGGGTATTAAAAATCCCGATTACATACCAACGGAAGAAATGGAAAAACTATATATTCCGAGTAGCTTACAACCAATAGACCAATTCCAACCTTTGGAGATACCAATGGAAGTAACACCTAAAAAACCTTAATATGCAATTCGTAGAATTTATAAGTCAATTATTAGACAGTAAGGAACAAGCAATCGTTTGGCATAATCAAACAATGAGTTATGCAGAACATAAAGCGTTAGACTTTTATCAAGACGAAATAGCGGAGTTATACGACGGCTTAGTTGAAAGCGTAAGCGGTATTTACGGACGTCCTAAAAACTATTCAGTAGGCACATTACAAAACTATACTTCTAACGAAGCGGTACAAGCATACTTTAAGGAACTTTATACATTGATACAAAAGGAACGCAAAACAATATATCAAGATACATGGGTGCAAAATCAAATAGATGAAATCGCTCAACTAATAGCTAAGACGCTTTACCTTTTAACACTCAAGTAATGATTTGGCAAGATTATAGGAAGCTATACATGAATGCCTTAATACAATATTCGCCTAAGTTCAAGAAAGAACTACAAAAACAGGTCGATACATATTGCCGTACCCAAGACTATAACGCAATCAGCGATAAGGCGCTTAAAAAGACGATAAAGCAACTGCATACGTCCTTAGGTACCAAAATGGGGTTAATAGCCGAGAAAGACGTTAAAAAGGGCGCTAAAGGGTATTATATCCCAATGGAGTTTAAGAGCGCTAAGACAAGTCTATTCGCTTACGTTATAATCAAGTATTTAGAAACAAAAGGTTTGAATCAATTATCAGCCGACATAACGGACACAACTAAGGAGCAAATAAGAAAGTTCTTATTGAAAGGACAAGAGGAAGGACTAACAACGTATGAAACAATTCAATTACTAAAAACGGCGGGAATAACTAATTACAGGGCCGAGTTAATCGCAAGAACGGAAACGGCAAGAGCAGCCAATATAGGCTCAATGGTTGGCGCTATGTCAACAGGTTTAGTAACTGTTAAAGAATGGATTGCAGCTAAAGATAATAGAACAAGACGAATTCCGCGCGACGCTAACGACCACTTACACATGGACGGAGTTAAAGTTCCAATGGATCAAAAATTTGTGGTAATCGCAAAAGACTACATCGATAATATGTTGCACCCTGGCGACTCAACCGCACACGCAGGTAACGTTTGTAATTGTCGTTGCACCTTAGGATATGAAGCCGTGAGAGGAACAAATGGTAAGCCGTTGAAGTATGCAGACAATCCGCCAATGGGCGACGCTGGTATTTTATGGCAACTATTAACAAACTTAGCTATGTTTGAAATAGGACAATTATTAGCTGACGCATTAGAATAAGAAAAAAAATAATAACTTTGTTTTTATGAGTACCATGCAATTAAAAAATACACTTGTTGAGAAACAAGATTTAGGCTATAACATAATGGACGTTGATAGTGAGCAACGTAGAGTTAAAGCGGTTTGGGCGCGTTGTGGCAATATCGATTTAGATAATGACATTATTGTTCCCGAAGCGTTTACTAAAACATTAGCCGAAAGAGGCCCAAGTGGTAAAAATCTTATATGGTCGTTAGTTGACCATTGCGCCGATATGAATAATGTAATCGGTAAACCCGAACAAATCTATGTTGAGAATGATATGCTAATCGCTATTACTCCAATCGTAGAAACTGAAAAGGGCGAAGATATTATCAAAATGTACGAAGCTGGACTTATCAATCAACACTCAATCGGTTTTAGCACAATCAAATCAAACGTTGACAAAGAAGGTGTAAGAACAATTACTGAACTTAAACTTTACGAAGGTAGTGCGGTATTATGGGGTGCAAATCCCGAAACTCCAACATTAGGATTTAAAGGAGAAATAACAACTAAGGATAAGAAAGCTGAACTTAGCAACAGGCTCGAAAGACTAATCAAATCGTTCAAAGGTGGAAGATTTACCGATGAAACGTTTAGTCTTATTGAGATTGAAATAAAAAGAATACAAAGCGAATTATTAGAAATCGAAGTAATCAAAGAAATCACTCAACCCGAAATTTCAGTTGAGCCGATAGTTGAAGAAAAGGAAGAAAATAACGAGCAAATTCTAAAGGCAATTAATCAATTTAACAATCTATTTAAAAAGTAAAAATGGAAAATTTAATCAATGAAATGGCAGAGAACGTTAAAGGCTTTAAGTCGGACGTATCTTCTCAAATCGATGAAGTTAAGGCTTCAATCAAAGTGTTAGCGGACGAAACACAAAAGCAAATCGACGCACAAAACGTTGCACAAAAGAAAGCTGCAACTAAAGAAGTAAAATTCATGGATCAAGTTATCATGGAGAAATTAGATGGTAACATGGATTTAATGGAAAAAGAAATGAAGTCTGGCGGTAAATTCCGTTTAGATTTAAGCGACGTTAAGAGCATGACTTTGTCAGCTTCTTTAACAGGAGACGCACAAGCTTCTTACGCACCTAACGCTGCTATCTTACCAAGTCAAGCGGTTAACTTCCGCGATTTGATCCCAACAGTACGTTCAACAAGTGGTTTATATGTTTTCTACAAGGAAACTTCAACTACTAATAACATTGGCGCTCAAACTGAAGGTTCTAACAAAGGCGAGAATAGCTACGCATTAAGCGAAGTGAAAGTTGTTAACGACTACATCGCTGGTTTCTCTACTTTCTCTAAGCAAATGGCTAAGTCTTTACCATTCTTAAGTACAACTTTACCAAGAATGTTAACAAGAGACTTCTACAAAGCTGAGAACAGTGCTTTCTATACAACTGTAAGTGGTGCTGCAACAGGATCAACAACTACATCTGCAACTGTGGATTTAGAGCAATTAGTTGACTATATCGGTAACCAAAAGACTGCAAACTATGTAGCTTCTTTCGCGGTTGTATCTCCAACTCAAATGGGTCGTTTATTGAAAGAAACTATTACTGCTGGTTACTATGCTGGAA